CCGCAAGCCCCGAGCACCCGTACCTTGTGGCCAAGGGCATCGGCGTGCATGGCGCACGCATTACCGGCGACGGACGCCTAGTCGTGCCGCTCTACGATGCCGACGGGACGCTATCGAGCCTCCAGTACATCGACCATCAAGGAGGCAAGCTCTATCACCCTGGTGGCCAGACGGGCGGCAAGTTCTGGCAGCTCGGTTCCTCAGACGAACCGGGCACGATCTACGTCGCAGAAGGCTTTGCCACCGCTGCAACGATTCATGAAACGATTGATCGGCCTGTGATCATTGCCTATAGCGCATCCAACCTCGTGACAGTCACCGGCAAGTTGCGGGAGATTTATGGTGCGGCGCAGGATCTGGTGATCGTGGCTGACAATGACAAGTCGGGCGTTGGCCAGCGCTACGCCGAGCAGGCCTGCGCCAAGTTTGGAGCTCGCATGGTTATGCCTCCAGAACCTGGCGATGCTAATGATTATGCCCAAGCTGGCAACGATTTGGCGAGTCTTCTTGCACCCGCTGCCGACGATTGGCTAGTTCCCGCAGATGACTTCTCCGCCCAGCCCAGCCCCATCTCATGGCTGGTCAAACGCTGGATCCAAGACCACGCTCTCGTCATGGTTCACGGCCCGTCGGGCGGTGGCAAGACATTCGTGGTTCTCGATTGGTGTCTGCGTATTGCATCGGATACACAGAGCGACTGGTGCGGCAACAAAGTGCGCCACGGCAACGTGGTCTATCTGGCCGGTGAAGGTCACCACGGACTTCGTGGGCGCATTGCCGCTTGGAAGCACCAGCACAAGCCCGGCCCGATCAATATGTGGCTGTCCAAGCACGGATGTGACCTAAATACGCCTGCTGGATACCTCAAAGTGGTCGAGCACATCCGCATGTTGCCCAGCCCCCCGAAGGTGATCGTGGTCGATACCCTGCACCGCTTCCTAGCGGGCGATGAGAACAGCGCCCAGGACGCCAAGACCATGCTGGACGCTTGCGGCAATCTCATGCAGGAATTTGGCTGCTCGGTGATCTTGGTGCATCACACCGGCGTATCCGAGGAGGCCCAGCACCGTGCTCGAGGATCCTCGGCGTGGCGTGGTGCATTAGATATTGAGATAAGTGTGATCCCCGCTGGGCCAAATAGCCCCATGCAATTGGTGCAGAGAAAGTCCAAGGATGCGGAGCTAGCAAAGCCGGTGTTCTTGGATTTGCAGCAGGTAACTATTCCGGGCTGGTATGACGAAGATAATCAGGCGGTAACTAGCGCCGTGGTTATTGAGTCGCAAGCACCAGCAGCACCAACTAAGAAAGACTCCAAGATAGATGGGTTTAGGAAGGTGTGGGAGAACGCTTGGTGGGCCAGCGGTGCGGAGGATCTGGGCGGTGCACCGTACCTGACCAGATCAGCGCTCAAGGACAAGCTGGCGGCTGATGGCAACGCCGAGCGCACCATCAGGAACATGGTCAACCCGTCGTACAACGACAAAATGATCGGTGCGATGCTTCAGGCTGGGATGATCGAGGCCACCGAGCATGGGTGGATCATGGTCGATGAGGCCAACGCCAGTGCGTTGATGTTACGCAAAAATGTTTAATGTTGGTTCTTTGAGAATGTGGGAAAAGTTGACCCTGGATGACCCTAGGGTCATGACCCTGGTCAGGGTCAAAGTTGCTCAAAAAAGCAGCAAAGTTGACCCTCCCTGACCCCCAACCCTTAGGGTTGGGGTCATAGGGTCATGCTGCGTCTGGGGTCTTTGGGGTTTGTTAGTGGATGCTAACAGGCGATTTTGGGTGGTGATACGAATTTACTAATGGAGGTTGGGGATGGGAAGGCCAGCGGACTCGAGGACAACGTACTTCCAGCGCAAGCTTGGTGAGGCCGAGAGGCGCATCCTGCAGGCTGCTGGCGAGGGCGACATGAGCAAAGGCTTCAAGGAAGTGCTTGATGCCTACGGACACTTCTATAACCTCGGATTACGGCCCTGGATGCGTTTGGACAGGGCAACCCTTACCATCCCCTATGACGAGGATAAAAACGCCTCTGAGAGGCTGTAAGAGGCCTTGCTGCGGCACTGGTAGATAGAGAACGGCTATGAGGGATAAGAACTTGATTGGCAAAGTTGATTATGCAATGGAGCAGGTACCCCTGGAAGGCACCCACCGCCCCTCTCTCTCCCGCTCTCTCCCCCATCGATCAGACGTTAGTGAGTGCTCACTGACTAAGTTATCCACAGCTTATCCACAGATCCGACCCCGAGTTGTCCACAATTGCCATGTGGACAGCCAGATTTGTAATACTTTTCCGTCCCGAAACTGTGATTTCATTTGACATAATGACCGTTGTATTTCTCTGGCGCTGCCAGCGCGCAACGCAATCTCAATGAAATCAACAACTTAGGTGAGTTGTCAACATGTTATCCACAATAGAACTTCCTTCTGTGGACAACCTGTGGATATCCTGTGGATAACTCGATAGGGGGGGGAGGGGTCGCCTCGGCCGCGAGTAATTGTGGGTGCCTCCCCCCCTCTGAAAAAGCAAAATTGACCTTTTTACCTGGAGCTAACGTGATCCCGAAAAAAAAGCAAATGACGATCCAGCAGTACGCGGTTAATCCCCCGTCTATCTTGCCCAAGACGGATAACCAGCGCATCAAGGAACTCAAAGAGATAATGATCCGCTCTGGCGGCAAGGATGTGGCGGAGAAAGTAATCCAGATTGCGCTAAACGATAACCACCCTGGTCAGATGGCGGCATTGAAGATGTGCATGGATAGATCGCTGCCTGTCAGTATGTTTGAAAAAGAAAAGGGCACGCGCTCTGCCGTTACGATTAACATCACCGGCATTGGCGAAACCCCAACGATCATTGAAGCTGGTGGAGATGTGACGGATGTCTGAGGACGAATGAAAGTAATTCCGATCTCAATCTCCGAGGCGAACAAGTTTGTCGCCAACTTCCACCGGCACAACAAGCCGGTGCAGGGGGCCAAGTTTGCTATTGGCGCAAGCGATGGGGGGAATCTGATTGGCGTGGCAATCGTGGGCCGTCCGGTATCGCGTCACTTGGACGATGGCGAAACCGCAGAGGTGACCAGATGCTGCGTTCTTGACGATGCGCCCAAAGGGGCTTGCTCGTTTCTATACTCCAGATGCTGGCGTGTGTGGGCGGCAATGGGCGGATCTAGGCTGATCACCTACACGCTCCAATCTGAGTCTGGCGCTAGTTTGCGCGGAGCAGGATGGAAGATTGTGGGACAAACTCCAGGATTTTCCGAGGGCAAGGGGTGGACGACTCGGCCGGGTCGAGAGTGGCAACCCGTCGTCGGACAATCTAAATTCAGATGGGAAACAAATGTCTGACCTCAACTTTAGCCTCCTGCCCTGGCAGCAAGAAGTCTTTAAGGACACAGCCCGATTCAAGGTCATTGCGGCTGGCCGTCGGTGTGGCAAGTCGCGTTTATGCGCCGTCACCCTGATCATTGAAGCTCTGAAGTGCCCGCAAGGCTCGGCGGTTCTTTACGTTAGTCCCACCATGGGACAGTCCCGTCAAATTGTGTGGGACTTGCTGCTAGAGCTGGGCCGGGATGTGATCCAGTCCAGCCATGTGAACAATCTGGACATCACCATGATCAATGGTGCCAAGATTTACGTTCGCGGAGCTGACCGGCCTGATACGCTGCGGGGGGTGAGCTTGACCTATGCCGTGCTCGACGAGGTGGCGGACATTAAGCCGGAAGCCTGGGAACAAGTTATTCGCGCCAGCTTGTCCGACCGCAAGGGCCGCGCCCTATTTCTGGGAACGCCAAAGGGTAGAAATTGGTTCTACGACCTGTTCAAACTGGGGCAAAGCGAGGATGACGATGACTGGAAGAGCTGGCACTTCACGACCAAGGACAACCCGCTGATCGACCCGACGGAGATTGAGTCGGCCAAGAAGACTTTGTCCAGTTTTGCCTTCAAACAGGAGTATCTGGCGAGCTTTGACAACGCGGGATCAAACATCTTTCGGGAAGAATGGCTAAAGTACGGAGAAGAACCGAACACCGGAAGCTACTTCATCGCGGTGGACTTGGCGGGTTTTGAGGAAGTTGCCAAACAAGCGGCCAATGCCAAGAAGAGATTGGACGAATCGGCCATTGCGATCGTCAAGGTGACGGAGGACGGCAAGTGGTTCGTTAAGGAAATCGAGCACGGGCGCTGGGATGTGCGCGAGACGGCGGCTAAGATCCTCATGAAGATCCGGGACTACCGCCCGCTGTCCGTCGGAATCGAGCGGGGATCGCTAAAAAACGCGGTTTTGCCGTATTTGAGCGATCTGATGAGGAAAAATAACGTCTATGCGCATATCATTGACCTGACGCACGGCAACCGAAAGAAGGCGGATCGCATCATTTGGGCCTTGCAGGGCCGCTTTGAGCATGGCAGAATCGTGCTAAATCAGGACGAAGACTGGGACTCCTTTACGGATCAGCTTCTAATGTTCCCGGCGCAGGGAGTTCATGACGACTTGCCTGATGCCCTATCATATATAGACCAGCTTGCGGTCACATCTTACTTCGATGGCGAAGATCAGGATGATTGGCAACCGCTGGATGTAATTTCAGGGGTGTGACTATGGAACCTAACGAATTCTACGAACCTACCGAGGGTGACAAGGAGCTTCTAGCATTCGTTACGGATCACTGCGATCGCTGGCGCGACTGGCGCGACACCAACTTCCTGCCTTCCTACCTGGAATATGAGCGCATCTTCCGTGGCCAGTGGGCTGCGGAAGACAAGATGCGCGAATCTGAGCGCTCTAAGCTGGTGACGCCCGCTACGCAGCAGGCTGTTGAGACTCGGCATGCGGAGATCATGGAAGCGATCTTCGGCCAGGGCGAGTTTTTCGACATTGAGGACGACATCCGCGACGTTAACGGCAACCCGCTTGACGTTGAGATGCTCAAAGCTCAGTTGATGGACGATTTCAAGCAGGACAAGATCCGCAAATCCATCGACCAGATCGAATTGATGGCCGAAATCTACGGCACGGGCATTGGCGAGATCGTTGTCAAGACTGAAAAGACGTTTGTCCCTGCAACTCAGGCCATTCCTGGCCAACCGGGCCAAGCGGCCATCGGTGTGATCGAAAAACCGCGCATTGCGGTGAAGATTGTTCCGGTCAACCCCAAGAACTTCTTGTTTGACCCCAACGGCACGAGCGTTGATGACTGCATGGGCGTGGCAATTGAGAAGTATGTCTCGATCCACAAGGTGGTCGAGGGCATGGAGCGCGGGATCTACCGCAAAGTCAATATCCAAACGGCGTCTGAAGACACCGATCTGGAGCCGACGCAGGAGATCAGCCAGTACGAGAGCGATAAGGTTCGCCTCTTGACGTATTACGGTCTGGTGCCGCGCGAATACCTGAAGAATCTGGAAGAGAACAAGGAAGTCGAAGACCTGTTCCCCGATGATTCGGTGGCCGATGAGTACAGCGATCTGGTGGAAGCCATTGTCGTCATCGCCAACGAAGGGTATCTCCTGAAGGCTGAAGAGAACCCGTACATGATGAAGGATCGCCCTGTGCTGTCCTATCAAGATGATACGGTGCCCAACCGCCTGCTGGGTCGGGGTACGGTCGAGAAAGCCTACAACATGCAAAAGGCCATCGATGCCGAGGTGCGTAGCCACCTTGACTCGCTGGCGCTGACCACCGCCCCGATGATGGCGATGGATGCTACGCGTCTGCCGCGCGGTGCGAAGTTTGAAGTGCGTCCGGGCAAGGCCATCCTGACGAACGGCAATCCCAATGAGATTCTGTTCCCGTTCAAGTTTGGCAACACCGATGGTGCGAACCTCGCCACGGCCAAGGACTTTGAGCGCATGCTGCTGCAATCGACGGGTACGCTTGATAGCCAAGGCATGGTGAGCCAAGTCTCCCGCGATGCTGGTGGCCTGTCGATGGCAGTGGCCACGATCATCAAGAAGTACAAGCGCACTCTGGTCAACTTTCAGGAAGACTTCCTGATTCCGTTCATCCAGAAGGCGGCTTTCCGCTACATGCAGTTCGACCCCGAGCGCTATCCGTCGGTGGATATGAAGTTCATCCCGACGGCCACGTTGGGCATCATCGCTCGCGAGTACGAGCAGCAACAGTTCATCGGCCTGCTGCAAACGCTTGGGCCTAACACCCCGGTGCTGCCGCTGCTGCTCAAGGGCATTCTGTCCAACAGCAGCCTGACCAACCGCTACGAACTCATCGGTGCTCTGGAGCAGATGGCCCAGCCCAATCCTGAGCAGCAGCAGTTGGAGATGGCCAAGCAGCAGCTCGCACTGCAAGCGGCCCAGGCTCAGATCGCGGTTAACACGACGCAAGCCGAGCAGAACCGGGCAGAGGCTGCGAAGCTGATGACCGAGGCGCAACTGATGCCGCAGGAGACGCAGGCTAAGATTCTGGCTTCTGCCACCAAGAACTTGCCGCAGGGTCAAGAGGCCAACGAGTTCGACAAGCGCGTGAAGATCGCAGAGCTGATGCTCAAGGAAGCGGACATCAAGAACAAGTCCAAGATCGTTGAGCTTCAGATGGCCGAGAAGCAAAACAAGGTCAGTGGTATGGAGCAGGACTTCTTGGACGAGCTGACCAAGGAGCTGGGCAATGGACGTTGAAAGCCTCGCTAAACAGCTAATCCTCCAAGGCATGTCCGAGGAACAGCAAAAGGCTGTTCTGGATTCCATTCGCGGCACGATGGCCAAAAGCCGCGAGCTGCAAAAGCAAAAGGTTGGCGAGCAGGCTCGTCTGGTGATCGAGGCGCTCAAGAAGATCGAAGGAGACATCAAGTCTCGCTACGATGAGGTGGGCAACAAGATCGAAGCCCGTGTCGCCTCCATCAAGGACGGTAAAGACGGCAAAGACGGCACCAATGGACGCGACGGCCGCGCGGGCCGAGATGGTTCCACTGGCCCGATGGGGCCAAAGGGTGCTGACGGCCGCAATGGTGTGGACGGCCAAGATGGTGTGGATGGTGTCTCGGTCACCGACGCGCACATTGATTTTGATGGCTCGCTGATCATCAGCCTGTCCTCGGGCCGCACGATCAACGTGGGCGAAGTGGTCGCCCCTGATCTGGCTGAGAAGATCAAGGTCATCACCAACGGTGGCGGCACAAGTCAGACGGTGCTGGATACTCTGGCATCGCTCCAGACCCAGATCAACAACCTGATCCCCAGCCAGACGGGCAATGCGGGTAAGTATCTGACCACCAACGGAACGGCGCTTTCGTGGGGCACTGTCGTTGGAGGCTTGACCTATCAAGGCACCTGGAACGCCAGCACCAACACCCCGACACTGACTTCTAGCGTCGGCACCAATGGCTACTACTACGTTGTCGCCACGGCTGGCTCGACTAACCTGAACGGCATCACCGACTGGCAGATTGGCGACTGGCTGCTGTTTAACGGTTCGGTTTGGCAGAAAATTGACCAGTCGAACCTCGTGACTTCGGTCAACGGTCAGACGGGTGCTGTGTCGCTGACGACGACGAACATCAGCGAAGGCACTAACCAGTATTACCTTGATTCCCGCGCTCGCTCGGCGGTAAGCGCTGGGACGGGCATCAGCTACAGCAGCGCGACAGGTGTGATTACCAACAGTGCTCCGGATCAGACGGTTGTTCTGTCTGGCGGAACAGGCATCAGCACCTCTGGAACGTATCCCAACTTCACGATCACTAACAGTGCGCCAGATCAAACCGTATCGCTCACGGGCGCGGGTACTACGAGCATTAGTGGGACGTATCCGAGCTTTACGGTTACGTCGAATGACCAGTACACCGGCACCGTTACTTCAGTAGGCGGAACAGGCACCGTCAACGGCATCAGCCTGTCGGGCACGGTCACCTCCAGCGGAAACCTGACACTGGGTGGCACACTTTCGGGTGTTGACCTGACGACCCAGGTGACCGGCACGCTGCCTATTGCCAACGGTGGTACGGGCCAGACGACGCAGACCGCTGCTTTTGATGCGCTTGCGCCAACCACAACCAAAGGCGATCTGATTGCCAGCGATGGCACGGATAACGTCCGGGTGCCTGTCGGTACGAACGGCTATGTGTTGACGGCTGACTCCACTGCGGCTTCGGGCGTTGCCTGGGCAGCGGGGGGCGGTGGTGGTAGTGTCAGCGTGTCCAACGACACTTCGACCAGCACAAACCTGTACCCGCTCTTTGCTGCGGCGACCAGCGGAACGCTCTCGACGATCTACACGGGCAACGCCAAGCTGCTGTACAAGCCTAGCACGGGCGAGTTGAGCGCTACGGTGACTCGGGCAAGCAACGGCATTGTGGTCAATAGCGCCACAGTGGCCGAGGACTACACAATTGCTTCCGGCGATAATGGTTTGAGCGCTGGCCCGGTTACTGTCTCCGCAGGAATCACAGTAACCGTTTCTTCTGGTTCTACTTGGGTGGTGACTTAAATGCCAGTAATAATCGACGGAACTAACGGCATTTCGGGCGCGCCGCTCAATAGCGGCACTGCTGTCGCATCCACATCTGGCACTGCGATTCAATTCACCGGCATCCCGTCGTGGGTGAAGCGCATTACGGTGATGTATTCCGGGGTGTCGCTTTCCGGCACAAGCAACCCAATCATTCAGTTAGGGTCCACAACGTACACCACAAGCGGGTATTTGGGATCGGCGTCTACTGGCGCGGGCACAGCCGCCAACATGTCTGCTGGTTTTATTATTTCAAACGCTTCCGCTGCCGCAGATACCGCGCATGGCATCTCCACGCTGACAACGCTTAACGGTTTGATTTGGACGTACACATCAATTATTTCGTACAGCAATCAAGCCGCAACTCGTTACGCCGCTGGGTCGATCACTATGGCGGGGACGGTTGACCGGCTTCGCATACAGGCCACCAACGGCTCCGATACCTTCGACGCTGGCACCATCAACATTTTGTACGAGTAAGCCATGAGCCTGAAACTCAACTCCAGCGGCGGCGGCAGTGTTACTCTGCAAGAGCCAAGCACGGCAAGTGCCCTGACGTTGACGCTGCCTACGACCACGGGCACCGCAGTAATTCAAAACGCCAGCAACAACTTGCTGATGAACTCGGGTTATGGCTCGGATGCGGTGGCGTATGGGTGCCGGGCTTGGGTCAACTTTACTGGCGCTGGAACTCTCACTGTTCGCGCCTCAGGGAATGTCACCAGCGTTACTGATAATGGTGTTGGCGACTACACGGTGAACTTCACCACAGCTATGCCTGACGCGAACTACGCTATGGGCGCTGCTGGTGAGGTTGCATCGGGCACTAACTACAACGTGATTCAGTTCAACCAAAACACCAGCCCAACAACGTCGGCGGTTCGATTGACTTCGCTTAACCAAAGCGGCGGCGTTCCGGCAGTATTTGATTCTGCTCGCGTCACTGTCGCCATCTTCCGCTAAGGCCAACCATGAGCACGTTAAAAACCAACAACGTACAAGTCGGCCAGTCGGTCACTGCCACCAACAACTTCACGCTGTATCAGCCCAGCAGCCCTGACGGCACGGTGCGGCTGGGGGTGGGTAACTCTGGGGCTACGAGTGCAGATGCTGTCATCGTTGATAACGCCGGTCTGTTTAAATTCAACTCCGGCTACGGCTCTGTCGCCACGGCCTACGGCTGTCGGGCGTGGGTCAACTTCAACGGTACGGGCACGGTGGCGATTCGCGCGTCTGGCAACGTCACTTCGATTACTGATAACGGTACGGGTGATTACACCGTTAACCTTACGACGGCGATGCCGGACGCGAATTATTCTGTGACGAGCATGGCGGGCGGGACTAGCAGCATAGGTTGGTCGCGTTTAGCAGATACGCCCGCACCAACAACATCCGCATATAGACTTTATGTCGCCAACGCGAACGGGTCTGCCCTAGCTGATGCAGCATACGTTAACGTCGCCTTTTTCCGCTAAGGACTATTATGAACCAACGAATCATTTACCCCACCGACGACGGCGTCGCCATCATTGTCCCCGCCCCCGAGTGCGGCCTGACGATTGAAGAGATCGCGGCCAAAGACGTTCCGGCGGGCAAGCCTTATAAGATCGTGGATGTCGCTGACGTTCCGTCTGACAGAACATTCCGTGGAGCCTGGGAGTACGCAGCATGATCGTCATCAACATCGACAAAGCCAAATCCATTGGCCACGACATGCGTCGGGCTGCTCGGGCGCAAGAGTTCGCCCCCTACGACGAGGCTATCGCCAAACAGATTCCCGGTCAGGCAGAAGGCGCTGAAGCGGCCCGTCAGGCGATCCGCGAGAAGTACGCTGCGATCCAGACCGCGATTGATGCCGCTGCTACCCCGGATGAGATCAAAGCTGCCCTGGAATAAGCCATGAGCGTCGAAGTCGTCAAAGTAGCAACCACCGCACAGTACGGCGGCAGCGCCAGCGCCGTTTATTTCGGCTTGACGGCCAACGAAATCGCGGCTTTTGGCGGCTTGATCATCGCTGTCATCGGTTTGATTGTGAACATCTGGTACAAACACCAGCACCTAAAACTGGCAAAGAAAGAAGATGATTGACTTCGTCCTTGGTTTTTTTGTCGCTGGCTTTCTGGTCGCATCTCTGATCGGCCTGATTAAGCTCGGCATCTGGGTGCTGATGTGATCGACCCGATTACCGCATTCGCTACGGCCCAGGCCGCAGTTGCTGGCATTCAAAAAGCCATCAAACTGGGCAAGGACATCAATGGCCTTGTTGGCGAATTCGCTAAGTTTTTCGACGCTCGCGACGTTGTCCAGAAAGCAGCCAACGACAACGGCAAGAAGGGTCAGTCCGATACGGGGAGAGCTATGGAGATCGTCATGCAGGCCAACGCCTTGCGCGAGGCCGAAGAGCAGCTCAAGCACCAACTAGTCTACGGGGGGTACCCCGAGCTTTGGGAGATGATGCTCAAAGAGCGCATGAAGATCAAACAGGCCCGCGAGAAAGCCGAGCGTGAGGCCAAGATCGCACGGCGCAAGCTAGTCGCCCAGCGCATCTTTTACGCCCAGATCATTGGCGGCACCATAGTCGTCATCATCTTTGGCATCATTGTGGTCCTCGTTATTAAGCAGGTTGCCTGATGACCCCTGAACTTCAGAAATATTACGAAGAACGATTTAGCATGTTCTCTCAGCAGGGCTGGTTAGACCTGATAGAAGATGTTGACAAGATGCTGGAATCGCTAAACAATATTTCTACGATTGAGGACGGCAACGCCTTACAATTTCGCAAGGGCGAATTGTCAATCCTTCTGTGGCTGAGAAATCTCAAACAGATCAGCGAACGAGCATACGAGGACTTGCGTGCCGAAACGAATTTATGAATTCGCCTGCGAATGCGGGCAACGAATTGAACGTCTGACCGATTATGAGTCGGTCAATGTTCAGTGCGCGTGTGGCAAAAATGCAACACGCATCATGAGCGCTCCAGCGTTCAAACTTGAAGGGTGGTCTGGCCACTTTCCGTCCTCTCACGGGCGGTTTGAGCGGATCCACATGGAGAAGTTGAACGCAGAGCGCAAAGCCAACTCACAAGCATGAGCGCCGAGTTGAATCTCCTACAACCAGATTGGCAGGAACCACTTATGTTGATTGACGAAGAACAGAACCAGCCCAGCGAAATCGAAGCCGAGGAATCCAAGGCCCCAGAACTCCCGGAGAAATACCGGACAAAGAGTCTGGAAGAGGTCATTCGCATGCACCAAGAGGCTGAAAAGCTGATTGGCAAACAAGCCCAGGAAGTGGGCGAGGTGCGAAAACTCGCAGATGAGCTGCTCAAGCAGAGTCTCAGTTCTAAGCAACAACCGAGTCAGATCGAGGAAGAGCCGGAAGTAGATTTCTTTGAGAATCCGCAGAAGGCAGTTCAAAAGACCGTTGATAAACATCCCGATGTGCTGGCGGCGCGACAAGCTGCTGCCGACTTCCGACGGATGCAGACTCAGCAAAAGCTCTCGCAAGAGCACCCGGACTACGCTCAGTTGGTTCAAGACCCTGAGTTTGCAGCCTGGGTGAAAAGCTCACCTATTCGGGTGGGCCTCTACGCCAGAGCCGACAGCGAGTTTGACTTTGATTCGGCCAATGAACTGCTGTCAACCTACAAGCAGATCCGTGGTGTTAAGAGCAAGCAGACTGAAGATGCCGGTGAGGCAGTCAGGAAGCAAAATCTGAAAACCGCGACTGTTGATGTGGGTGGCTCTGGCGAAAGCTCAAAACGAGTCTATCGTCGTGCTGACCTGATCCGGCTAAAGATGACCGATCCGGGCCGTTATGAATCGCTGAGTGATGAGATCATCAAGGCGTATGCAGAAGGCCGGGTCAAGTAAACCACCTTTCTTTTTTGGAGATTTGAACTATGGCAAACACCGCCTTTTCCCCGACTAATAGCGTCACCGTCACTTCCGCAGCGAACTTCATCCCCGAAATTTGGAGTGATGAAATTGTTGCCGCCTATAAGAAGAACCTCGTTCTGGCGAACCTCGTCAAGCGCATGAACTTCAAGGGCAAGAAGGGTGACACCGTCAACATCCCCAGCCCCGCCCGTGGCTCTGCCAACGCTAAGGCTGCTACCGACGCCGTTACCCTGATCGCTGAATCCGACAGCAACATCCAAGTGCTCATCAACAAGCACTACGAGTACAGCCGCCTGATCGAAGACATCGTCGAAGTCCAGGCTCTGACCTCGCTGCGTTCTTTCTACACGGAAGACGCTGGTTACGCTCTGGCTCGTCGTATCGACACCGATCTGGTTCAACTGGGCCGCGCTTTCAACGGCGCTACCGTTGGCACCGACGACTACGCCACCGCTGCTAACAGCACCAAGGCGTTCATCGGCTCCGACGGCACCACCGCCTATAACAGCAACTCTTCTAACGCTGCTGCTCTGACTGATGCTGCTATCCGCCGCACCATCCAGCGCCTGGACGACAACGACGTTCCTATGGACGGCCGTTTCTTCCTGATCCCCCCGTCTAGCCGTAACACCCTGATGGGTCTGGCTCGCTACACCGAACAAGCCTTCATCGGCAACGGCGATGCGATCCGCAACGGCGAAATCGGTCAACTGTACGGCATGGCCGTCTTCGCCTCTACCAACGCCGACACCGGCGCTGGTAATAGCACCACTGACCGCATCTGCCTGATGGGCCACCGCGACGCTATGGTGCTGATCGAGCAACTGGGCATCCGTTCGCAGACTCAGTACAAGCAGGAATACCTGGGCACGCTGTTCACCGCTGACACCATCTATGGCGTCAAGGCTCTGCGTACCTCGGCCACCAGCTCTGCTTCGAACGCCTCTGCCGCCTTCGCCCTGGCCGTTCCGGCCTAATGACTAGCCCCCCGGCCACAAGCTGGGGGGCGTCTTTTTAAGGAGATTGATATGGCTGCTGCTACCGCTGTTGTTTCCCGTCGCGGGAATGACCAGTTCCGGGGTCTGTTTACGGACACTTGGGACGTTTCTTGTACCCTGGATTCGGCCTCTGTGGCTGACCAGGGCGCTGCTACTGACACCGTGACCGTCCCTGGCGTTGCCCTGGGCGATATGGTGATCGGCATGTCTGCTGGCGTTGACGAGGCTGGCCTCGTGCGCCGCGCTTACGTCTCTGCCGCTAACACGGTGACGATTGCTACCACCAACACGACTGGGGCCGCTGTTAATTTGGCATCCACCACCGTGCAACTGGTGATCGC